CGTCTAATTGTAGAGATTTATCTTTAGCAAACTTTACAAATGTTGACCATTCTTCATCACCCATCTCGTGCCTCTGTCTGAACTCCGACTCCCTTGTAAGGCGTTGGTTCTCATTACGCTGTGCTAACAATGTAGTGTTCAATCGTTTTTGAACAATACCATCAATAGTAGCGTTTAGCAATTGAGATGAATCTGAATCAGGGTTACTCATAGCTTCATCAGGGTCAAATATAAAATCCTCTCCAAGTTCTAATTGTTCTTTCATACTTACAGGGGCTTGACCTCCACCCTCAAAATAATTACGTACATGTGTAATTAAATTAGGGTCTTCTCTCATAGCGTCGAGGATAGGCATATACGGTTCTATTTCGCTTAACTTAGCGTTTAGCTTTTTAGCTTCACGACTAGAATCACTATACCTTTTTTGCAGATTTTCAACATCCGTATCATTATCTTCAACAGGGCTCTTGCCAATCATATCTTGACTAGAGGTTGGCTGTTCTTCCGAAGTTTGTAGGTTTATATCGCTATTACGCTCTAATATACCACCATTAACATTAGAATCAAGTGCCTCGAAAAAATCACTTGAATCAAAGTCCGCACTTTCAGGGGACTGCAGAGACTCAATTCCTTGAGTTTCTGAATCGTTGCTTACTTGTACATTTGTGTCCATTTTAGTTCCTTTTTTATGTTCTCTTTTAATCTACAGCAGTTACTTACTACTGTCAAAGTCTTTTTTCTGTTTATTTTTTTCTTCTCGTACGACTGCTTTTAGTTCTCTACTTAATTCTTTTTTAGCCATTTGGAACTCACCTTGCATCATACCACGTAATAGTTTTTGTTCTGCCTCTGTCTGTAAAACATCTTTACGCACTTCATTATCACCTTGCTGTACTCTCATTTTGATACCTGCCTGTACTAATTGACGTTCAAGTGTTTCAATAGTTCCTTCTTTGTCTTTCATGGCTTCTGATAACTGTTGTATTTGATTCCTCATTTCAGCATATAAGCTTTTACGTTCTATAAGCTGACGTTTGTTTCTTATATCAGTTTCAGCTACCATAGCTATGTCATCAATTAACCCGGCTTGAAACCACTTAAAATATTCTTCAAGTAATGCCCACCTGTTTACAGGCATTGTAGCACCTGATACTATGCGAGTATCAAATCTTGCAGATTCGTAATCTAATGATTTACCAATAACCTCACCATAGTCATTATAAATTGGTATGTTCATCCTTACTTCTTTTTCTTGAGGTTCGTTTCCTGCCCCTGGTTGTACTATTCTAAATATCTTATCAATAGTATAATGTTTTTGAGATACCATCTGGAATACTTTACCTAGATGTTCTAAAGCTGGCTCAACTATTGTAGACATCCAAGATTTTAATCTACGAGTACCAAACTCATCGTTAGCAAGTAAACCTCTATATGTTTCAGATTGCTCACTAGTAAATCCCATCATAGCTGAAGGCACACCAGATATGTATTCTGAATCAGATTTACCTTCTTGTGTAATGGTATAGAAAGCATTATTGATAGGTGCTGGTAATACGGGAGTTGGAGGAGCAAATCCACTTCTGTATTTTAACAATGCACCAGGAGAAGAACTATATTGTTCCCATTCAGATTCATCAACTGAACCTTCTTCATACATCCATCTTAAATTACTAGCTAAATTAGCATTATGTATCATAATCTGGTGAGCTTTATTAATCTCTTGTTGCTTTCCGATAAGAGGCATTACTGCGCTCATAGGAAAAGGAGTCCCACTATAAAGATATGGAATTGGTACTATTGGATATTCTGTAATAGGTAATTCATATTCATATAAGAAAGTATCATCCCCTACGCTACATACTAAATTAATACGAGTCTCATAAAAGTCTACAGCATCTACAACTGTGCTTTTAAACTCTTTACTCTCCATCAATGAATCAAAGTCTCTTTTACGTAATACTTGTTGCTCAATTCTAGTAACTGCATCTTGAGCCATAGACATTAGCTCTTGTCGTTTCTCTGCTATTGCAGTTTCTGCCATCTTCTGTGCTTTTTCTATTTCTAATGAAGCCCTGTCTTCTATAATCTCACCATTTTGTAGAGCCTGTTGTATTTGCATTACCTTTTCTTGGACTTCTACATTTACTTCATCTGAAAACTCCTGCACTTGAACATCTACTGATTTCTTTATTTCAGCTAAATCAGCTTCCGATGGTTGTATCTGTAAAAAGACATTTACAAATGGAACTTTTATTTTACTATAGTTTTCATAATAGTTTATTAATTCATCTTCTTCTGCTTCAGGGGTATATGTACTATGAATATCCCCTGTGTGAACTATTTTAGAATCATTTGAACCAGTTTGTGAATATGAATAATTTCCAGCGGTGTCCCCAGATGCTTTATTAATTTTAGCAGCGTATTGAGGGAACATATTTTTTAATTGAGTTTTTGATAAATATTTCTTTATCATAATAAACCCAGCGTCTCTAAATAAGAAGTCTCTACTAGATGGGTCTACAAATATATCGTAAGGGTCAATACGACTAAATAGTACTTCACCTTTTCCACTGTCCATGTCTTGGTCAACATCAACAAGGAAGTATCCAACTCCTTTGACTAGACTGTCTAATACCACTTGACCATATAATGATTTACCATTAGATAAATGCCATGCATAGTCAGCTAATTCTGAATGGATTTGTGCAATGTCTGTATCGTCACCAGTAACGCCAACTGCTTTCCATCTTGGATTGTTAGCTGTAACAAAATACTTCATAATCTCTATAATAGGAAGAATCCTATTAATAGTAAATGTAGGCATCCCAGCTTCTTCTAAACTATCAATCTCGTCACTTGATAAATGCTCATCTAAATAGAAATCATACCCTTGTTGACTTTTTGTAATCCACTTTGTTCTGTGTGTACTATTAGCCCTATCCCATAGTTGCTTATTGATAGCTGCTTTGTTTTTTCTTCCTCTTTTTGTCATAATTATTCCCTAGTTATTAAATTTGAAATTTAACGCCTAACTTCCAATCATAGTCACTAAATTTCTCTCCTTCTCCTCTTGCCCTATTATATTTTCCATATAATAACTTATCTTTCCCAATTGGAAATGCAAACTTCCCTCTCTCAAAGAAATCTATATCGAGACCCTTTTTACCAACACTTGTTTTTACACCTAAAAAATCATACAATGATCTAAATACATCTTTTGATTTATCTATTGAACCTCTTGATCGTAGTAATGGAATATCATCATCATACAGTGGATTCTGGCTAACATAATTTTGCCAGTAATTACCGCCTTTTAAAGTATTTGCATTTTTAAATCTTGATTCAGGCATTTACTTTTCCAACTTTAATGCAGTGTGCATCGCCTTGCCAACATTTGCCCACAATTTGTCTTTATTATTTCCCATTTATTGTTACAGTATAGGTTTTTCTTTAAAAGAGTCCATAATCATATTTTCTTTTACTTTTTGCAAGTGTTCCTTGTTAAACAGATTCAAATAATTTTTATATTCTTTTATCCATGCATTTTTTGACCGCTTAGGATATTTAATAAACTGCTTAGAAGCAGAGTCCTGCCCCTCTCTAGTTTGCGGATAAAATGTATTATAAAACTCACTAAAACTTTTGGCTCCATCATATCTACTTGCAATACTATTTATCCTCTCAATCTCATCAGCATTGAATAAAGACTTGTTTTCTTCAAAATAATTTCTTTCTTTCTTGTCTGTCATAATTTTATCTCCACATTATGCAACTATCCAACTCTTTGCTCTTTTTTTACTTGGTTTAAACCAGCCTTGTTTATTTTCTTTTTGTTTCATATTTGGTGGAAAAGCATGTATTTGTGAATAATATAACGTTTCAATCGTATCATCGTGACTCATTTTAGGTCCGAATGTAACTATTTCGTTTATTAAATCAAACATATTTTTTCTAATATGTACAGTTCCCATGCTGAATCTACCGCTTAAACCGCTATATATCCTATTTCTTTTATTAGTACCTCCCGGTTTCTCCGGGATAACTGCTATATCGAAACGATTTAACCTTCTCCTCTCGTCATTGAGGGCTTGGAATATACTACGGTTCATAGCAACATCTTCAACAGTTGCAGAAATACAATTATATTTATCATAAAGAGATATGATATAGTCCACGACTCCAGTACGTCCGATAATTTCTCCAGATGAATCCTTTGTGCCAACAGTCGGTATACTTCTATGACGCTCGTATTCGAGTACATATAACTCGTTATTAGCATCAATAGCAATAACCATAATAACACTAAAGTCAGAATGTTTAGTATCAATGTCGGTTGCAGGGTCGCATCCAATAAATGTATTAACTGGTATTTCGTTTCCATCCTTTACAATGTAATTAATGCCATCTTCATGTTTATAATATCCTTCATAGTATTTAGTATGTTGTCTTGTCCATACTGCGTCATCTTCACTCATAACCTCCATCATGTATTCTTGATAATACTTGTGAGGCTGACCAGAGTCCATATAGAACTTCTTCTTTTCTTCTAATTTAGAAGTTGGGAAAAACGATGCCCAGAGAGGTGTTCCGTCTGGTTGAGTAGCTTTATACGTAATTACCCTCCAGGCAAATTCTTCACCATCTTTTTCAGCTTTTGAAAAATTAGTAAGTAAATTATTAATAAATGAATCATAATGAACAGGAGTCCCATTAACCCTTAATCTTCCCGTATGTGGTTCTAATGCAGGGTATACAACAGCTGTTACAAGGTTAGCGTTCTTATCTCTTGCTTCTCTTGTAATAGTATTTGCTTCATGTTCAAAGTCATCAAGTATAATTAAGTCATATCTCTTGTGTAACTTTGCACCACCACGTATACCAGCAACATTTGATTTACTTATTAGCTTACATCCATTTTTTAATTCAATATCCTCTTCTGTCCATTTACGACCCCTCGTATCACCGAAATAATACTTTATACGGTCATTATAATCCAAGTGGTGTTTTATATAATCCATATTACCTACTGAAAGTTTCTGTGTAGCTGATACCCAAGCATAGAATAGAAAGTCATCACCACCAGGGCAGAATAAGAAATCTTTTAATATAGACGCCTTTGTTACTACAGTCTTCCCATGACCACGAGGTATTATAATAGCTAATTGTTTTGTTTCTTTATCATCAATAGAATCTGACATCTCATAGTGAAAGAAAGGTGTCTCACTACGCATAAAATCTTCAGGCAAGAAGAGTTTACCAAAAGCAATTAAGTCTTTACTTGCTATTAATAATGCTTCTTCTGCTTTTGATACATTCTGTGAATTAATATTCACTTATGTACTTTCTTTAAAAATTCTTTAGGTAATCCCTTTTCAAATAAAATTGCTTCATGAGGAGTATCTGCTAAATCTTTATAATAGATTTTTGCATGCTTGTTAAAAAATGACTCAGGAACTTCAAATTCTAATGTTCTTCCTTCTGGGAATATTCTTCTCCCTTTTCCTGTATAACCTCCGTATTCATGAGCAGCTTTTTTAGTTCTCGTAACAAATATTTTCATTGGAGAATATTTATCCCCTCCAATAAACTTTCCTTCTTTTACCATTTTACCTTTAAACCACTCTGGAACAC